TTAAATAAATTATTTAAATTATCTCGTCATCATATGGTTCGCGGAGTATTAACATTAAATATTCCAACCGACCATATTGATAATAATACATTAAATTTAGAACAACATTATATTAAAAATATTAATCCTAATAATATAAAAAATAAAGATATTTTTAAACAAAAAAATATAGATAATTATAAAATAATTAATTTTTCTGGCAAAACTATATTAGAATTAATGAATTTAATATTATGGTTAGTAGATGAAGTAAATTCAACGCAACAAAAAGATTTTAAAGAAATAGTAGCAGATACATATGCAGAAACATCAAATATATCAGATTCAATTAATATTGTTCAATTTGCGAAATTAAAATATTAAATAATTCATATTTCAATTAGTCCGGACATTCCACCATCAATTAATAAAAAATTTATATTAGTCGCCCATATTTTAACAGTATAATCAGTTTCCATTTTAACGTCTTTTAATTGTAAATATATATTACTTATAACTGAAAAATTACAACTTCCCGTGGGTTGGATTTCTTCAGGTTTTAAACTAAAACAATAATTATAGATATAATTACCTGGAACTCGTGTATGATATTTATACGGTTGCATTAATCTAAAATATTGTGCACTCATATCTCCAAATCGTTCATTACCTGCTAATATTAATTTTGCGGAACCAAAAGTATCTCCTTTGTCTTTTGTTTTTTTTATACAGAAATTGAACCAATCATTTGCAGAAATTACTAATTCATTATTATTATCTAATTTATAAACAGTATATTCACCAATATCATTTCGTTGCAATGCCCATACTAATTCTTTTATTGGCTTATTAAACATCCCTAAATCTATTTTTGGCGATTTAACTGATTTTGAATAATTGTAATCATGATATTGTAATTGATCAATTACATACATTTGATCTTCTAATAAAAATTTTTCCCTCTCTTGGTTATCCAAAAATATTTGATCAACTAATAATGATGCTGCAAATGTATGATTTGTATTGCATTTGACATTAGGAATGTCAGATATATAACAATCATCAAAATTTCTCCATTTTATCTTAATATTTACATCTTCATAATACAAAGATAATAATGGTAATGCATAACCGATATTTCGACAAAACCAAAAATTTAATGGAACATATAATGTCATATTTTCTTTGAAATTATTTTTAAATGCACCATAATCAACTTTACCAATCATTTCGTAATAACCTTGTCTTTTTTCTTGAGTTTGAACTAATTCGGTCCATATTTCAAACCATTCACCATATTGTTTATCAATAATTTTACCACCTATTTGTAATTCAACATAATCAATAATGATATGTCCAATTGCATTGACCCATGAAAATGTTGGTTGTTTTTTTTTACATTTCCCACAATAACAATCATCTTGAATATCTTTGACACATGGTAAAGCAGTAAATTTATTTAATGATGGCAAATTTATTTTAACTACTATATCAGACAATAAATCACCATATTGATTAATTTTACATAATGATATTCCACCAAATGATGCACCACCTGAAAATACTTCTTCATATGTTTCAATCGCAAAATTAGTATGTTTACAAAAAACAGATTTAAAATAAGTTATTTGAGGATTTTCGGTAATCTGCAAATCGATTATTCCCTTGGATATTAATTGAATTAAACCTCCAGTCATTAATATTTACACATAAAAAATAAAATTAACAATAAAACAAAATAAATAGTATTTTATAGTTTATAATTTAATAACCATTTTTTAATCTCATCTATATATGTAAATTTATAACTTTGTTCTGTCGAATTATTACTTGTATTATGATTTAAAAATCTAACATTATAACTATTCGGATTAATTACCATTATTTTTACTTTACTATTATTAATATATCCATCTGGTAAACTAATATTTATATATATATTTGAATCATTTATACATAATATATTATTTAATGTATCTCCGTGTGTCTGCATTTTTACAAAATCTAAATTTATATCCGATAAATTTATCACATATTTTCCATCATGTATTATCTTCATATTTATATTGACTTCATAATAATCATCATCAAATGAATAATTTATAGTTAGCCCGTTATATTTATTTGTTAAATTCTTTATTAAATGATACTTATAATCTCGTTTGTTCTCATTATTCCCATTATTCCCAAAACAATTAATACAATTTAATTGTTTTACATTTAATATATCCACATTTAATGTATTAAATGTACCATCAGATGCATATATATCCATCCATGGATTTTCACATGTTCCAACAGAAGATGTATGTTTTAGAGGTATAATATTACCACATGTACGAATATTATTAAATAAATGTAGATCGTTATGAATTTTGACACTATTTTTAAAAAGAGCGTTGCCATTACATAATAAACTTGAGTCAGAAGTTTGATCTAAAATAGTTAATGTACCTATAGCTAAATCTTGTTGACAATCCATAATATACAAATTAATTTATAATTAAAATTTTTATTATATTAAATTATCTGTTTTTCTTTTATGATAACTGCCAATGTTAATAATGAAACAAAAAAATTTAATTCTATTAATTCATTAATAGAAGATCTATATTATAATTTAAATAGCATTGATGATCCTTCACTTATTATTGAAATTAGTAAAAATACTGATTTATTCCCAATGTTTGACATATTTACTGAAAATATTATTTTAGTAAATGATGATCAAATATATGATAAATTGATAACATACCATTTTCGACCCATCAATAAAAATACAGTAGAATTAATTTATAAAACTAATAAACAAAAATTAATTAATTTCCTCAAAAATTATAATATTGATATCCTCGATCAAACTTTTTATAAAATTATTTACAATAATAATCCAAATACTGAAAATATAACATCGTGTATTCGACCTAGTTTTTTACCAATCTTTAGATATTCTACTCCATATTATGAAAAATCAGAATTAATTTATTTAGCATTAAATAATGGACTATGGCATGATAACTATAATTTAGATGATATTTGTACAACTATCAAAGAAAATGATGTATCTGGAAACAAATTATTGGAACATCAAATATTTATTCGTGAAAATCTTGCAGATAGTTATATAAAATATTATTCTTTTTTAGGATCGACACCTTTTAATAATTATCTACGATATCCAAACAATCATATTAAAAACAGTATATTGGAAAATCATATTAATAATTTAAATGCAATTTTAATAAAATCACCAGAATGGGACAAATCTTACTATTTTTATCGATGGATTAATAACGACGACTTTCTAAGAAAATTTAATATAGGTGATATATGGTATGAATACGGTTTTTTATCAACAACTCGTCAACCTTTTGTCGATCCAGATAAAAATTATTTTGGATATATATTAGTTAAAATTAAAATACCCGCTAATATTACAGGTTGCGGACTGGCTATCGAATATTATTCACATTTTCCAGAAGAACAAGAAATAGTTTTTCCACCTAGTCAATTTAAATTAATTAATAATAATGATACCATATATCATCATCCAAATGAAATAGTTCAAAATAAAATAAAATCCAAATATGAATTTGAATGGATTGGACATATTGAACAATATGTTCGTCACGATAAATTATTAAATGATAAAGAATTAATTCAACATTTAGATAATCAATTAAATGGTTCTACTATTTATGAAAAATTAGAGTATTTCATAAAAAAATATCCAAAAAAATTTTATGGAAAAATAGGAAATATTGATGTATTATTTAATGTTGCAAAAATAGAATCAGGTGCATATGATCAATTTTTTTATATAAATAAATTGGATTCAAATACAAAAATGTATACAATGAACAAAGATATATTTATAACATGGGAAAACGAAATTACCGGTGACATCAATTTATTAATCGAAATTGGACCAGTTATAAGTGTTAATTATTATCATAAATTTAATCCAAATTCATCAAATATAATAAATGAATATAATTATGACGATATTATAAATTTCATAATAGATTTATCAAATTTATTTGGTATAAATAAAATAATTATTCATCCAACTTATAACAAATATTGGAATTATATTATTAAATCAAAAACTATGTTAAATATGGATACATTTCATGATCGACAAATATATAATTCTGATTGTTTTTATTTTAATGAAACATTATATTATGTCATTTTTAATACATATATGATTCAAAATAACATATCTAAATTTACAAAAAAAATACATAATGATGATTATTGTGAATTATCATATAGTATTGATTCATTAGTCTATTTATTAGATATTCCATTAAAAGAATTTACAACATCAATTATAGAAAAAAATGTAATCTATGATTCATTCGTTGAATTAATTATTAACATCTCTAATAAGATATTATTAGAAAAAACTAAAATAATTAACCAACTTAAATATATTAAACAAGCCAAAAGAAAAATTACTCCAGGATACAAATTAATTGATTTGTATGTTTATCTATTTATGCATTATTACTATTTAATTCCATATTTACATAACATCATATTTGATAAATTAAATATTAATTTAAACGAACTATATTATGTAATCAATCCAGATAAAAAAAATATTTTTTCTATAATCGATTTTGATAAATTAATTCAAACCAAAAATAAATTATTGAATAAAAAATTTTTGCAAAAACGTTCATATAAAATTAAAATTATATAAATAAATTCGCATTTATTATTTGTGTTTGTGTTAAGGCAAGTGCTTTCTCTTTTTCTCTCTCTGCATTTTCATTTGCTTTTTTTATTGCATCTAAATCTTCTGTAGTCGGAGTATTAGAAACAACACCATCTTTTACACTTGTAAAATTACTAGTTGAAACATCATTCACTTTACTATCTTGGTAAATAAATGTATTGTTTGCATTATTATTTATATTATTTTTTGTATTAGATGAACTATTTAAATTAGATGAAATAACTGAAGACATATAAACAGATTGTATAGCTGGTTTAGTCGTTGTTTGTACTGTAGTTATTGTATTTGAAGATGTATTATTTGGTTTATTTTTGATAAAAATTATAGATACAACTATAATAATAACTAATAATATCAAAATTATATACCAATATTTACTAATAAATGATACAGATGATGTATTTTTGCTTGGACTTTGCGTAGCATTTATTTTGGATACATCAATTAAATTATCATTTGCCATTTTTCCAATTTCACTAGATGAATTTGTTACATTATCATTTCCATCAAATCCGCCTGTTAATAACAAAGATATCAATAAATCCATAAATTATATTAAGAAAATATATTAACAACATATTCTATAAACATTATTATAATTTTTATAGAATAAATTTATATTAACTATTTGTACAAATTGAATAATTATTAAAACTAATTTCAATATTACCTAAAATATCATTTGTTTCCAATTTAAAATATGTTTCTAACAAATTAATATTATCAGATTCTAATATCCAATCTCCTCCTTTAATATTTCCTGTTAAATCATCAGATGTTGCAAACTTTAAATCTGTTGTCATTGTCAATATTTTATGTATATGTTCAAAATATGGATTTCCAAGTAAACAACATGATATTAAATCTACTCTATCTGTTTTCATATATTTTTTTAATAACATCATACTGTCTATTAAATGTTGATATTGATTTATATTTGATTTATCATTTAATACTATCGTATAATCTGCAACTATATTAAAATTTATTTTCGCTTTGATATTCTCATTTTGTTTATCAACATAAAACCATGAAAAACCTTTACTTAAAACCTGCTATTTCTAGATAGTCTTGTTAAAGACTATTTTTATGATATTCGTATTAAGGAACACTCCTTTACAAATTATCACAAACCAGGTTTATGAGGACATGTAACTTGCCCTAAAAAGTTTATCATAT